ATCTGCAGTCCACCCTTTCCGGCCCCGGCCAGTCGCGGCACAATGTGGATGACCGTTCCCTCACCCAGCTGTTCGTGAAGACGGGCGTACACCGCCTCCGGTGCCGTGTCCTCACCGCGAATACGTATCTGGTACCAGCCTTCGTTCATCTGACGGCGGAATCCCGGCATCTGCATCGACAGGGCACGGATGGCTTCCGCTGCCGTGTTCACATACAGGCTGAGGCGGCGGCCAAATCGTTGTAAATCCCCGTGAAGGCAGATACGTGCCAGTGGCGGTGACGCCAGGCTGAATGCGTTCGTCGTTGCCATTTTTCGGAATACCTCTCCCGTTTACTCAGTTGTTCAGGCAGATGGTGAAGCAGCTCACCGTTGCCGCAGTATATGGCGGCATGATTGGCCACCGATGCGCCAAAGCAGCACAGCAGGATATCGCCAGGCTGTGCGGAAGGCAGGGAAATCCTGTAAAAACCAGTCGCCTCCATATTGTCCAGGTAAAGGTTCTGACCGTTGCGCCACCAGTCATCCTCACGCTCAAAATCCGGCATATCAATTCCCGCCAGATGGTAGGCATCCCGGAACAGCGTGTAACAGTCCGTCACCCCGTGCTCAAAGCGCCGTCCTGTCAGATGTGGCACACAGCGGAATTTATGAATTTCCCCCCCGGCAGACCAGCCACCAGGACAGTGCACTTTTTATCTGCAGCCGCCGGTCGGCCTCGCTCAGCCAGGGCAGACCACCGGGATGACTGTGGACCAGTGCCACAATCTCCCCCTGCATCTCTGCCCGCAGCCAGTCTTCCGGTGCAATACGAAAATACGCCTCCGGCTCTGCAGAGATATTCACACAAGGGATATACCGCTCCCCCTCCGGCGTTCTCACCACGAAGCCGCACGACTCCGCAGGCACACACCGCCGGGCATGCGCCAGAATCGCTGATTCTGTCTGTGTCATTGGATTTACTGCGAAAGTTTGTTAATGGAAAGGAAACCGCCAAAATTAGCCACCATGCCGCGCATCTCACACCCGCGCATGCACTTGCTGCATCTGTCCTTACGGATATCGGTGGTGGGTTTATCGAACTCATCCGCCACCGCAGGACCGTTATACCCGCATTCATCTCCCCGGTAATCCCACATACAGGTGTTCGCCAGCATGATGCGACCGGGAAACAGCGCTCCGTCCGTCTCCGTCGGTGTTGCCAGCACAAACGAGGCTGTCATGGCCGTCAGCTCTGACATCTGCTCCACCACCCAGCGGTCGCTCAGCTCCTGCTCCGGGTCCGCTTCCGGATTGCCCGCCACAAAATTCACCGCATCCAGAAAACGGGCATACACCCGGCGGCGGACCACCGTGGCCCCCACCAGGCTCTGCAGGTCCTCCGCCATTCCGGTGACCAGACCGAACAGATTCGACACCGTCAGCGACGGGCGGGCACTGCTGCCCTTCCCGTTCATCTCAAAGCCACTGCCGTCAATCGGGTATGCCTGATATTGCCGCCCCTGCCAGGTGACCGCCTCCCCTTTTTCATTCAGCTCATTACAGAAAAAATACCGCTCACCGCCCTGCACCGTCAGGTCAATTTCCCAGAGCACCACCCGCGGTGACTGCTCTGATTTAACCGACTCGTTCAGACTTTCTTCGTGAATATCCTGCATCAGTTCACCACCTGCTTAAACTCGGCACTGAATTCAACCCGCAGCATGCGAACCCGTGATGACCAGGCGGCACAGGTCACCTTTATCTGCCGCCAGGCATAAGGCGGTGTCCACAGAAACGCCTTCCAGCCACCGTGCTCTGCCAGGAATGCCTCCAGATGTCGGGCCTCCTCCCGGGTCACGGAAAGCGTCACACGGTATGTTTTCAGGTCAGCATTCAGCCCCGCCGCCATACGCTGCGAATACCCGTCACCAAAACGCACTTCACGCACCGATGGCTGCGAGTTCACCTCCATATCCGGCTTCACTTTCCAGCGAAATGTTTTCATCGCCTGCCTCCGGAAAAGACGCCGCCATCACGCATCTGCGCCTGAATCTCATCCTGCGCCCCCTTGCGGGCCATGTCATACACCGCCTTCATCAGCTGCGGCCCCGCCTGTCCGTTGGTGCCGTCGTTCTGAATCACCACGTGATTGTTCTGATTAAAACTAATGCCTTCCGCCCGCCGCATCTGCGCCGGACTTCCGGCACCGCCCACATAACCACCTTCCGCATACCCGCGCATCAGACGATACAGGTTGCCGACGCCAATCCGGCTGGTTGCCTCCTTCGTGAAGACAAACTCCCCGCGGTGGACAATACCGGCAGGTTCGTATTTGCCACCGGTTCCCGTAAATCCTCCGGTCGCGAAATGGAAGTTCGCCGCCGCAGCCTGAATGGCCGTCCCCGTGGAGGCAGACGCCCCACCACCGAAAGCACCACCCATGGCGCTGCCAATACTCCCGACAATCCCCACCATGGCCTGCTTCAGAAAAATCTCTGTCAGCATGGAGAGCACAGAACGGGTGAAACCACGCCAGCTCTGTTCGCTGCCGGTCAGCATCGCTGCCATATTCTGTGCAATACCGTCAAAGGTCTGCGTGGCCACGCTTTTAACCTGCGAAAAACTGTCCGTCGCACTTTCTGCCCACTCGCCCCAGCCGGACTTCAGACCGGCCATCCAGCTTCCACGAAGCTGCTCCTCCGCAGACCAAGTGTTCTTCAGTGCAGATGTGGCCTTCGCCAGCGCATCCGGATTATCACCGTACACGTCACGAAGGCGCTGCGATTCCGACTCCCGCTGTGCCTGACGGTCCGTCAGCCCCCGGGCTTTTGCGCTGATTGCAGCCTGCTTCGCACTCTGCTGCTGTTCAAACCGCACAGCCTGATTTGCCAGCTCATTCAGCCGTTTCTGGTATTCAACCTTGTCACCCAGGTCAGCCAGCTGGCGTTTGTACTCCAGCGTCTCTTGCTCATGGGCCAGCAGGGATTTCTCCTGTGCAGACAGCTGGCGACGTTGCGCCGCCTCCTCCAGTACCGCGAACTGACTCTCCGCCTTCCACAAATCCCGGCGCTGCTGGCTGATTTTCTCATTCGCTCCGCTGTGCTTCTCCAGCGTCCGGAGCTCGGTTTCAAGCGCCAGCAGCGCCGCATGCGTCAGGTCTTCCTGACGCTCACCGGCTGACACTTTAACACCTGACGACTTCGGCTTTTTCAGCGTCGATTCATAATCCTTTTTCGCCGCCGCCATCAGCGTGTTGTAATCCGCCTGCAGGATTTTCCCGTCTTTCAGGGCCTTATTCAGCTCTTCCTGCCGGTTAGTATATTTCTCCAGCGGCGTCAGCAGACGCTCATACGCCTTCTGCGCCTCTCCGGTATACTTCAGCTGTGATGCGTCCCGTTCGGCCCGGTCCCTGGTAGCCAGTTCACCGGCTTTTTCCATATCCGACTGCAGCGTGGCCGCTGCCAGCCCCAGACGGGCATTTTCCCGGTCATCCCATGCGCCCTGCAGGTTGGCACGGAAAGAGGAGGTCTTTCCCCGGCGCTGGCTCCGGCTCTGGTACCACTGCCATTTTTTATCCGCCTCATCAAATGCCTTCTGTGCACTGGCGAGCATATCCGCTGAGGACTCAGGACGACCGATATCCAGAATGGCATCCCACATCGATTTGAATGCCTTCCCTGTTTTATCCGCCCAGGTCTCCAGTGTTCCCATGTTTTCTTTCAGGCGACGGGTCTGCTCATCAAAGCCTTTCGTGGCGATATCGTTCGCCGCCTGCAATGCCCCGGCCTCGTCTCCGGAACGCTGCAGCTGTGCAACATACGCAATCTGCTCTGCCGTCACGTTACGGAACTGGCGCGCCATCGCCATCAGTCCCGACGTCGGGTCGGTGGTCAGTTTTCCGAAAGCCTCTGCAACCTTGTCCACCTCCACACCGGATGCAGACGCAAAACGCGCGACACTCTGGTTGATGGCATCAAACTGTTCACCACCACGCACACCGGCATTCACCAGGGCTGCCAGTGACTC